TACGTCCGACGCCTCCCCCTGCGTCGGGCCATAGTGGAGAATGAACCGAACTTGAGATGGGAGGGACTTCCGGAACTTGGTGAAATTTACACCACGATCCGTAAAGGAGAACGACGGACCATGGAGGACATCATGGAGACTCTGGGACGTGGAGTCTACATCGTGTCGTCGTGCCTGCCTCCCCCAGATTACGTAAAGAATAGAACGCCCGTGAACTCTCCGGGAGGCGGCGTGACCGGACCCGTGACGACAGGTCTCAGGAGACTCAGGTCTGCCTTTCCAACGGCCCGAGCGAGTGCGCGTCATCCAAGGCCCGGAACCATCAAAAAAACATTCTTGCCTGAGGCGCGCAGGTTCCGATTCAAGGTTCCGAGGCCGCGCGTGACTGTGCCTCGAGTCTTGCGTGCCATCGCCGAGAACCCCAAGACGAGTAAATGGAACCTCATAAATAAACTCCCGGCCAACGCAAACGTTCGGCGAATCACAGAGACCCAAAGGATCTATTCTCGAAAACGCGAAACGGCCAAGTTCATCGCCGGGCTCAGGCCCGTCTCGCGTGCAGCGTGGGCCGTGACTCCCGCGACTCTCCGGCCTCGTTTCATACACAAGCGCTTAAAAAATAGTGGCACTTTATAATAAGAAAGGATGCAGATCTTCGTCAAGACGCTCACGGGCAAGACGATCACGCTCGAGGTGGAGTCAAGCGACACCATCGCGAACGTGAAAGCGAAAGTCCAAGACAAGGAAGGCATCCCTCCGGACCAACAGCGTTTGATTTTCGCGGGCAAGCAACTTGAGGATGATAGGACTATGGCCGATTACAATATATCCAAGGAGTCCACGATCCACCTCGTTTTGAGGTTCTTCTTTGAATTAGCTTCAGTCGTGGATTTTTCCACGGCTAGTCTCGTACTCATCTAAAAACGCGTACGTGGCAACACCTTCGAATTGCGGGAAACTCCTGAGAGCCCAGACTACCAACTCATTTTTGGAAACGAATTGAGGTACGGTAATAACGTTTGGGATTGGACAATCCGCAGCCAAGCTCCTACAGGGCAACAGCCCCATGGAGAAGGTTCAGAGACTAAGTGTTGGTGGGCGAAAGCTTAAGATATAGTCCGGCCCTACAGAAATGTAGCTTCGGGAACATAGAGCCCGAGGGTAAGGAACCACCGTAAGAGGGGGGCGTCGTGAGTCTAAAGACTAAATGAACTATTTTCTCAGGCCATATTAAGGATGGTCAAGAGGATAGAGCACGTGATAGAGGATGGAGTTGAAAAAAGGTGGTGTGGAAAGTGCAAGACTTTCAAGCCTTTAGATATTTTTGGATATTCTAAATCAACATGGGACAACCTCAGACCTACGTGCAAGGAGTGTCTTCACAAGTACAATGAAGAGGTTGCTGAAGCACGTACAGAGTACAACAAGCAGTACTGGCAAGACACTATGGAAAAACAGAAAGAGAAGAGCAAGAAATGGCGCGAAGAAAATCCTGAAAAAGTCAAAGAAAGTATGAAACGTTGGCTTGAGGAGAACGCCGATTACAAGAAACAGAAGGACAAAGAATACAGAGAAGCTCACAAAGAAGAATACAAAGAGAACCATAGGAAATGGCGTCTTGAACATTATCAAAAAATGAAGGAAGAGAACGGACCGGAGTTTATTAGATACAAACTCAAGTCGAATATAGGACGACGTATACGAGAAATACTAGGTCAAGATAAGTCTGAACGGTGTATGGATTATGTATATTGTTCTCTAGACGATCTTCGTTCACATATTGAAAGCACGTTTGTCGAAGGTATGACTTGGGATAACTACGGTTCCGAATGGCACATAGATCACAAGATACCATGTGCCGCTTTCGACATGACGAAACCAATAGAACTCAAGGCCTGTTGGCACTACACAAACTTACAGGCCTTATGGGCTAGAGACAACATCATAAAAAAGGATAAATTCTCTAAAATTGAGAAAGATGCCTACTTGGCGAACTTTCAAGAAGCGTGAACATTTGAAGAAACATAAATTTCGTTAAGATCGTCTGAGGCTTCCGAAGGCGTCTGAGTCTGAATAGTACCCCAGAGCATCTTCGCACGTGTGCCCAACGTGCGCAGACTCTCTTCACTTTTGGCCCGCGGGGTCCCCATGCGCGCCACGAAACCCGAGAGCCCTCCTTTACTTTTGGGTTCTTCGGGGTTGACCGTCACGTGGTTCGGAAGGGTCTTTTCTATGGGATTACCTTGCTCTATCGCCGTATTGAACTCGGCAAAGCACTCCTGAAGAAAGGCCTGACCGTCCGTGACGCGCTGTTCCCTGTCTATACTCAGTTCCTTGGAGATCTTGAGGGCCAGGCGCTTCATGAGAATAGACGCACTCAGCGCCTTTGTCATCTTTTCGTTTAGCTTAAGGTACAGCTGGATCGAGCCGAGGACTCCGGTCCCCGCGGACAAGATGGCGTTCATAACACTCACATATTCCTGACGGATAAAGGAGTTGAGGGCCACGGCCGTGAGGGCGTTCACGGCCGAAACGACAAGGATGGGAATGTTAAAACGTGAAGACAATTTGTTATAAAATGTATACTCCTGAGAGTAGTGTTTGTTGTATGAATTACACTGCTTTTCAATCTTGGCCAGAAAAGTCTCTTCGGCGTCGAACCACGACTGCTCCTTCATAGAACTTACCGAGAAAAAACGCGCCCGTCAGGCCTCGAGGCGCTCGACCTCTATCACATTTCCCGCCAAAGGAAAGTTTACGAGCAGAGCACTCCTGAGCCCCGTGAGTCGCATGTAGTTGCGGGCCTGCGTCCGGAACTCATCTTTGAGACGGCCTATAGACTTGAGTTCGACGATGACCTGTCCGGCGACCACGAGGTCGGCCCGTAGATTTCCGATGGTGTGTCCTTGGTAAGTCACGGGAAGTATCTTTTCCGTCTCGTAACTTAGACCCTGTAGGCGGAGTTCAACTTCGAACGCGTTATGATAGACCCGTTCACTGTATCCAGGTCCAAGAATCGAAAAAATCTTTTTTGAAATGTTTTCGAGTAGGTCCTCCATCGTAGTCATGAGGCGGGTCAAGGTTTTAAGTTGTGTGAACAAGAGGGTCTAGAGACGCCATCAGCAATCACTCAAAAACATGAGCTGCATCCTCTCCATCCTTGACCGTCTCGAGGCGACCAGCAGCCGTCTCGAGAAGGAGGCAATTTTGAACGAAAATAAGGGGGACCAGACGCTGAAGGATGCCTTCCGTCTGGCACTCGATCCAAGTATCAACTTTTACATCAAGGCGGTTCCGGACCCCAAGTCTGGCGGTCCTATGACTGACCTCGAGTCGACCTTTGAAATGCTCGAGGTTGGTTTGGCCGGTCGGGTTATCCGCGGAACGGCGGCTCGCGACCGTGTTGCCTTGGCTCTTGGCGCCCTCGAAACCAGTGACCGTGAGGTCGTGCGCCGTGTACTCGGCCGGAACCTGCGGTGCGGCGTCAGTGAGTCGACGGTCCAGAAGATCTGGCCTGACCTGCAGCTCTCGTGGCCGTGTATGCTCGTAAGCACGGGCACAATCGCTTTCCCGTGCTTGGCCCAAACCAAGTGTGACGGTATGCGGTTCAACGCCGTCGTGGAAAACGGCAAAGTCACGTACCGGACTCGAGTCGGTAAGGAGCTCGAGCTGTTCGAGGCGCTTGACGCAGACGTACTCACTCTCGTGGCCGGTCAGGACTTTGTGCTTGATGGTGAGCTCCTGATGACGGGGCCCAACGGTGAGACTCTGGACCGCAAAACGGGCAACGGGCTTTTGACCAAGTTCCAGAAAGGCACGGGGACCCGGGGTCTGGCCCACCAAATACGGGCGGTCGTCTGGGACATTATCCCACTGACGAGCTTCCGGGCGGGCAAGTGCTCCACCGGGTACCGCGAGCGCCACCTGATGCTCCACGCTCAGAACTTGGAGCGTGTCCGGATAGCCCCTATTTCGATCGTGACCTCGATGGAGGCGGCCCAGACTCTGTATCAGCAAAAGCTGGCGGAGGGCGAGGAAGGGCTGGTCCTCAAGGATCCCAAGGGTCCATGGGAGGATAAGCGGGTCAAGCACCAAGTCAAAATGAAGGCCGAGCTTGAGGCCGACCTCATAGTCACAGGTATCCTCCCGGGAACGGGCAAATATGAGGGCAAAATAGGCTCCCTCCAAGTGGCATCGGCCGGAGGCACAGTCACGGCTGCGGTCGGCACGGGCCTCAGTGACGAGGACCGGTCCAAGGACCCCTCGGAGTATATCGGCAAGATAGTGGCCGTCAAGTACAACGCGTTGATCACCGACAAGAAGACCAAGGCCAAGTCGATGTTCCTCCCCGTTTTTGTCGAAGTCCGTGAAGATAAAGTGACCCCTGATATTATGTAAATGAATCCACCGGGCAAGTTCCCTCTCCGTGTCATCTTGACCCTTTTCCCCTTCATGCGTCGGTCGCAGTCTTGTCCCGATTTAAAAATCTTCAAAAATAACAAATGAGTGACAAGAAAGGTTTCGTGTACAACTTGACAGACCCCAATTTTGTTTCAAAATTGATGTCAGTCAATCCAAGGTGGTACTATACGTGGGGTCTCCATGGGTCTCCACAGGTCGATCTTCCCTTTGTGCCCATGGCATGGGGTAAAGGGTCTTTGCCGCAGGAAGACTCACCCATCATGCTCGGGTTCAACGAGCCGGACGGGGCGGCGCAGTCGAACTTGACCGTTCAACAGGCGCTCAGTATGTGGGCGCGCGTCACGAGCTACGGAGACCGGATCGGAAGTCCGGCAACGGCCGGCAACCCCACGACCGCGGGGTGTTGGCTCGAGCAGTTTATGGACGCCGCACCCAAAGTGGACTTTATTTGCGTTCACTGGTACGCCCCACCAAACTCCGCCTCATTTTTGAAAGAAATTGATACCATATGGGCCAAGTACAAGAAGCCTATATGGGTCACGGAGTTTGCAGTTGCAGATTGGTCCGGAAAGTTCCCGGGCGGGTTCGCCCCCAATTTAGTTCAAGAATTCATGACGGAGGCCTGTGCCGGCCTTGACGCCCGGTCATACGTCGAGCGGTACTCGTGGAAGACTCGGAGCACAGAGGACCCGCACATGGGGACGAGCGCCATATTCAACGATGACGGGTCCCTGACGCCCCTGGGCCAAATGTACGCCTCTATCTAAAAACGTGTCCTGTGTTCACCAGGGCTCCTGACCCGTCTCCCCGGACCAAACAAAAGTACATGATGGTCTCCAAGAGCCTCCTCAAGACACTCAAGCACAAGCCTACCCCCAAACTCACTCTCGAGCCCCCGCCGGTGCTCGAGAAGGAGAAGTTGTCTGAATGGGTCAGACCTAAGACTGTGGTTCCCGAGCCAACACCCCAAGAGCTCGTCGCATGGGCCAAGGCTCGTGCGGCTCAGCGTGTAGATGAGGCTGGAAACCCCGCAGAAGGCTGGCCGGCACGTCTCGCGCGTATGAAAGCTGACGGGCGTTTGTGGTACAACGAGGAAGATGGCCTGTGGCACAGACGGGGCATAGAGGGGTGAAGTGAGTATAGTGTAATATATGGAGTGTGCAATTTGTCAGGGGCCTCTTTCAGAGGCACCCAGTTTTGAGACCCGGTGTCATCACACGTTTCACAAAGCTTGTCTAGGCCCGTGGTGTAATACGCGCAATTATTGCCCCACGTGTCGCGCCGTCCTCGTCCCTCCCCCACCCAAGTGTTCCGCCATCTGTAAAAACAATTTTCCATGTGAATTGAGGGCCCAGGAAGGATCTAGGTTCTGTTGGAGGCACTGGAAGGGCTCTGGCGTATAGGGGAGGGAGTCTTGCGTCTTTTGGAGGTGGGTGAAACGGACCTGCGCGGCGAGCGTTTACGCGGCATGGCTGACACGGACTTGTTAAACAGTCGACCGTACGTATTTTTCGACGTGTTTGGTCGAGGCTTGTATCCCCGCGCCCTATAAAAATTCTGAGCCTCCCCCACGGCGTTCAATACTATCACCTTCTTTCGCCCCTTCACTTTGGCATTCTTGTAAATTTGATTCATAATTTGTTTGCCATATCCCTTACCAGGCAGGGTCCCTATCAGGGAAATACGGGATGAGTTGTATTTGGGGTGCGCCAAGAACGCAAATCCAAGCACCTTCTTATTGTTATTATCGATAAGAAGGTAATTCTCGTTTCGGGCGTTCCTGTAATTATTGAAACTGCTTCTGCCCCAGAGTATCCCCTGAACCATAGAATATGCCTGGTGGCTGATATTTCTGTTAGAGAACCTCGACTTGCCAGGTTCACCGCGTGTGAGAGTGGGCATCTTTACTTTGGGCTCAGATAAAAACGCGAGACGCTGAACACGTGAGACGAAAAGATGGACTCCATCATACTCACACATTTGACTGACGATGAGCTTCTTGAAATTGGATGGACGCAGGATATGATTGACAATGGTCTGATTTCGGATGTACTCGCTTTCTTTTTCATCGCTGATGGGGACTTGTATGCAGTTGAACGCAGTCTTAGGAATGTAGATTATGAGTTTACTGAGAATGTAAAGTTCCGTGGGCAACAATGGGCAGCCCTGATAACAACATGGAGCTGACCTAACCGGGGGTGGCTAGCCTTGCCTAAGCCACTTCATAACTGTTGAATCTACACAAAAGTACCAGTGGAGTAATTCACCTATGATAAAGAGGACCAAAAGGGTCGGACCAAAATTTAAATCGAAAATTCGTGCTATGATCAAGGCCAAGATGATCGTACCGACTGTATCCCCGACTGCCAGACCCATGAACCTCATGGAGTGGAACCCTTGCCCCGGAACTCCTAGAGCGTCTTTATATTTACAAGACATCTATACTAGTAGCTCGAAGAAAAACGTGTTGTGTCTCGACCTCGATAAAGAGTCGCCTCCCCGAAGACACAAAACCATGGATCCCCAGACCCTCCTCTACATCCTCTGCGACAAGCCCGAGCTGACCGACTACGTGGCGACCTGCGTCATCAAGTACCGGCTGCCCCACTGGGAGGACGCACTGGAGGCTCAGCAGAAGTGTGACGGGGAAGAGGACCCCATCGCGACGGGATACTGGGAGTACATGGTCCACGTCCTCGGTGGTGACCCAGAGACCTACCAACCCATAGCCCCCAGTGAATACTGTGACCCCGTGTAATCAAGGGAATATTCAAAACCCGAAAAAATTTTATAAATTTTCTCATATTCTCGAGTCACCTCGTCCCCGTGTACGTCCTCCGCCATGCACCCTTCGACCCCGTCCAG